AATGTTTTCATCTGGTACCTACTAAAAAATAGCTATTGATTTTCAGTTGCCTTGCCTGTATAATCCATATGTGGGCGGTTGAGAATTACCTTGGTCTAGCGGCAAAGTTAGCTCTACTAAATTCTGCTCTATCCACGAACTTAGTCGGTCTGTTATTTCTGATAACGACAAAGCCTTCAGGTTTAGCTGGCGTACCACCGGTAATTTTAGTAGCCCCTGGTTTAGGTATCGAATGTTCAAACTTAGGTTTAGCAGACAACGAATGAACCAATTGGTCTTTGGCAGCTTGTAAGTGGTGATGCATATCTAAGATCTTTTGAAATTGCTCATTATGCTTCTTCACATGCGCCATATCTTCATGCATTTTATCCATCTTTGAATTAACGGCTTTAGCAGTCTTCACCTTAGCTATTGCCTTAAGATGCTGTTCCTTTAAGTGTTCAGCATATCCCTGAACCGATGGCTTAGTACCTTCTCTTACTGTCTTATTAATATAGGTTTTCAAATGTTCTTGATGACCTTCAATAGCCCCATATTCATTTTTATCGGTATTATTAAAAGCTTGTTTAGCCTGAGCCATATGATGTTCATATGTATGCGCCTGATTTGTATTGAGATCAGCCTTATGAACATCGTCAACAGTACTTATAACATGTACATCGGGGTGCGTATGGAAGTGAGAAAGATCGGCACCGTATTGTGCTTTCATTCCCGCCAGCGTCTTACCCTCATATGCAGTATGAACAGCTACTCCAAACTTAGAAGTAGCGATCTTTTTACCTTCAGCTGAATTATGAGCGGTAGAGTATGTAAGGGTGTTAGGCTTAAAGTGATACTTACCACCCTCATTAACAATGTCACCGTGTGGGTTAGTCTTAGACTTAATACCTGAATGCATAACATCTCCTTGGTACACCCCTTTTTTGGGTGTTACTTTTGGCAGATGCTGTAATGCTTGTTTTAACTTCTGAACTAGACCTGGTGCATGGCCGTGATTCTTTTCGATATCTTCTGCTGTATAATTTAACTTAGGGTCTTTGTTAAACACCGATTTAGATGCTACAAAGAACTTACCTGTCTCCGGGTGATGACCAAATACTATGGAAGGTGAACCATCGTATTTGGTTGCAATCTTAGTCTTATTCTTCTTACCGTTAACCTGGTCTTTAACGTCTTCTAAGTTATGATAGGCATGGGCAAAGCCTTCCATACCATCATTTATGACATGGTCTTCTGCATGCTCAAGGTGTGTTAGTTTTTCTTCTGAAGCTTCAGTAAGATATAAGTTAAATTGCATCATATAATTTTAAATTTTATTTTTAAAGCTGCTCTTATAATACCCTTCAGGTCACCTTTTTTAATACCTAGTTCAGGGTTATCTCTTCTGTAGTATTCTGCCCCATAAGGTGATATAGCTGCTGAGCTTAGATCGGCTAGTGTAAGCTTTTTAACTCCCTTAAGTGGGGATACAGCGTTAGGACCAGTATACCATGTATAAACTTTATCTCTATTCACTATACAGAAATAAACATCTTCTTTTTCAGCAAAGTGATCCATTAGGACTTTATATACAACAGTTTTAACGGATTGTGCTGCAGAATTATATAAGGAGGGTATTTTACCGCTTCTAGTAACTACACCCTTATCAAGTGGAAACCCTACTGATTTATCTGAAGGGGTTTGCTTACCTTTTATACCCTCTACCTCACCTCTTGCTAAATCAATACCATACAAAAACTCTCTGCCGGTATAAACTTTCGGAATTGATTTACCACTCGAAGTAATCATTTCTTTAGCCAAATTATTAAGTATAGGGAAGTTTAAATTTTTTCTAGATACACTTATATCAAATAATGATACAGGGTTTCTGATATTCTCTGTACCCTTTACTTCTACATTGTATAGTTTTTTACCTACTTTAATTACTACATCCGTAACATTAGATCCTTTTGCTGCAATCGATACTATTTCAGCACCATATACTTCTTCCAGGTGTTTAGCTGCTGTATTTTGATTTTCAGCGCCTTTAGCAACTCTTGCTTGAACCATTATTTACCCCTCGATGTTTTTATTATATTTATCTAATAAAAAACCCCCTGCGCGAGGGGGTTAATCAATGGTGAATACTAATTAATTACCATGAAAATCTTTATGGATCGCGGTAGCTAATGCTTTATGAGTTTCTGCACTAAGATGAGGATTCTGTTTTCTTATTTCTCTATGCATAGCACTTTTTGTTGTAGAATCAGAATCAATCATTGTATGTGAATGACCTTCGGGGTGCTTACCGGAATATCGTTGTTCACCAGTATCTTGTTGCTCTTCCCCATATTCAGCATGGTGAATTAAGTGATGATTTGCAGGCATATGGTGAACAGTTTCGTGCTCATACCCCTCATCATTGGTATGACCGGCCTTAAGCTCTGAATTTACTTTATTGTAAGCGCTTTTTGCTTCGGTATTCTCATTAATTACCGTAGATGATGTTGGAAGATGGAGAAATGCAGCAGCTGCTTCGATAAGTTTGTTTTTTTGTTCCATGTTAACTCCAGGTGAATGTTATGGAATATTTATATAAAATTAGATTTTTAAGTAATGATTAATAATCTTGTCTTTAATCATATCAGGAATACTTAGGTACGGCCATAGCAATTCAAAAGGACACCCTGGTGCTTCCCACTTACGGTTAATTACAAAATAACGATAATGCTCAATATGCTTCTTATCCTCTGCGCTAAAGCGAACTCGTGGTCGCTGGACTTGTGCTAATACACTCATTCTTTAGTCTCCGTATCATACTTAACAACGTGAATCATTTTCTCACCCATCCAAGGAGATCCAGATTCAGCTTGATAAGAAGTACCATCACCATGACCATCTTCCATAGCTTGATTCATCCTACGAAACTCTTCATAGGTAATCTCTTTAGTAGTTAGAATACGTTCACCTAGATCCATCTGGCTAAACTCATCAGCTTCAGACATGGTCACGGTATCGGCGGCATGCCCGGCCTCTTTACATTCAATTACATATCTGGTGCGAAACATCTGAATAGTATCTACAACAAACAAAGGCATAACGTCTCCATAATAAAATTAATGCCGGTTACGATATCCGGCGTCCCTTAGGAGAGACCGTTCAAGTCAGATCAGTTAAAAACTGAACTACCAGCTGCAGCGTAGGCAGCGGCAATCATACGACGTGAGGGAGTTCCCAGACGGTATGCAGTTTTACCATTCTTAGCAGTATTGCTATAGATGGAATAACCTTGTGCACGCAACTCGGAGATACGAGCGGACACAGAGGTTTCTGTAGTACCAAACAATCCTGCCATTTGACCGGCAGTAAATTGACGGCCAGACTTGAGAGTCTTAAGTACTGAGTTTTGCAAAGACATAATATTTCCTTAATATAGAAATGCCCCACCATTAAAAAGTTACGAGAGCGGTGGTCTTTCTCTCGTAACAAAGGATCAAGCCTCAGCTAGTTCTTTAATTGATTCAAGTTCTAGATCGACTTTTTCCTCTTTCACAGCCTCTATTATAGGCTGTTTCACAGATTTAGTCAACTCTTTCTTTCCCAAAATCTCGATAATATCCGATGCATAAGCAACGAACTGATTTTGATCCAAAAGAAACTGACATGCTTCTGGTTTGGTCATGGGCTTGGGAAGCTCAATCAAATCAATATCCGTATCACCTTGCTTCTGTAAGTTCTTAATTCTAAGAACCTTATCAGAACAGAAACGAACCTTAATCACCCCGTTGTTACGAGAAACACCTGCTACTGTAAACATATCAATACCTTTCATAATATAAAAAATACTATCAGACGCCTAGACCTTGGCCAGCCATTAGATAGTTGGTTACCTTGGTAACCATTACATCCTTAGACTTTGCTCGCTCTAACTCGTAGATGAACTTATCTTTGGTTGTACGTTTACCTGAGGACTCTTCAATCAGACTTTTACAAATAACTCGAAAACCTTCAAGCGTTGCAGTCTGATACTGACTAAACAAAAATTTCATACCATCTTCTCCTACCGTATCTTGTTTAATGCGAGCTCGCGAATTAGTTTGAGTATTCATTATACTTCCTCCACAATAATACGATATTCTTTACCATAAGCATCCCACACATGCATTGTCTTTTTTGTTGATAAAAAAGAACCAGCATTATCTAGATCCCATTCAACCTTACTTACCGATCTAAGCTTTACTGGTTGTAACGAATCATGTATAACATTTTCTAAACCCGATTTAACTCGATCTGCAATAAAATCACAATATGCTAACATAATCACCTTTCTCATTTTATATAACCAATTATAACTTAAAATCAACCAAAGTGCAAGAGTTACGTCGTAACATAAAAAAAGAGCCTTACGGCTCTTCTTCTAGGTCTTCTGCATCAAGTAACCCTCTATCAATTAATTCTATTACGGTTTCCTCAATACCTTCATATTTTCCCTTCCAGTAACAAGCGTAACAGGCTAAAAGCATGAGGGTGATCTGAATTATGTCTCCCCCTGTTAGAACAACATCGTTCATTTGAACCTTTCAGATTATACAGTAACATGAGGCATCCATTGAAAGGTTTTCTTTAGAAGTCTCTTCTTTATCTTGGACCAATCGTCTCCTTTGTATATTTTTTTATAGTAATTATATGACCAAAGTTTCTTTCTAGTATCAATTGTTCTTAGAATTTCATAGGGGTCTTTTTTAGGATAACAAAATTTAATCTCCATCGCTATATCGTGACCATAAGCATCTATTTCAT